ACGCCAGGTCCTGTACCTACACAGGCGTCCGCTGAAGAGGTTGATTAGCATGTATACGCAAAGCTATAGAATCGGCTAGGTCTTTTTCTTTTTTAACATTTTTTCAGTTTGTTATTATCATAATATGGATAACTTCAAATACTTTTTATATAAATAATTAAATTAAATAAAAGACCAACAAAAAATTTACAAAAAAACGTGATTTTCGGAGCCATACGAAAAAACGAAAAATGGACATTTATAAATGTCCAAATCCTGAAAATCGATTCCCAAACCAAAACACGAAAAATAAAAAAAATATGAAAAATCGTGTTTTTTCGTTTTGTTACCATAATGCTCTCATTTTCGTTTTTAGGAAAAATGGTTGTGACGGTAACTTTTTTTGTTAATTTTTAATGTTTTTTATAAGAAAGGATTTAGAAGGTTTTTTTGTGTCACCTATATAAAGGGAAATGGAAACAAATTTTACCCCAAAAATCCCCAAATATGATTGTGATATTTGCCACACCAAAACAAGTAACAAAAAAGATTATGAAAAACATTTATTGACAGCAAAACACTTAAAACTGTCATTCGGTGACAAAACCGGTGACGCCGGTGACGACAAAAATCCCCAAAAAGAAGAATACACGTGTGAAATGTGTAATAAGAAATACAAATCTAGAAACGGATTATGGAAACATAAAAAAATATGTTTTGAAAATAAAATAACGTTGGATTTACAACTATTTGATAGTGATGATGAACCCACAGAGAATATAATTTTACACACAAACAGCCATAGATATAGTCACAATAGCCATAGTCATAATATGAATACTGCCGAAATAGCCGCACTAACCAACCTAGTTATTGAAGTAGTGAAAAACAATAGCGAGTTTCAAAAACAGATGCTAGACATGTGTAAGACGATGCAGTCGACCATAATATCCAATTCAAATTGTAACAATACAACCAATAACAACACGACGTTTAACCTACAAGTGTTTTTAAACGAGTACTGTAAAGATGCGATGAATATTGGCGAGTTTATCGATTCCTTTGATCTACAAATTTCCGATTTGGAGAATGTGGGGCGGTTAGGTTATATTGAAGGCATGTCCAATATAATCATAAACAAAATCAAAGAACTAGACGTGAATAAACGCCCGATTCATTGTAGTGATTTAAAAAGGGAAATCATCTATATTAAAGACGCGGATATCTGGGAGCGAGAGGATAGCAACAATACCAAATTTAGAAAAGTGATTGGTAAAGTGATGCGGAAAAACATTGGCAAGTTAAGTGATTGGCGTGACAAGTATCCGGATTGTATGGATATAGAGTCGGAATACAATGACATATATGTCCGGCTAACGAAAGAGGCCATGGGTCCGAATGATACGATTGATAGTGAAAACAAAATCATGAAAAAGATTTACAAGCATTTGGTCATTGACAAAAAGGCGTTGTTGGCCGTGGAGGCGAATGCTCTTTAAGTCCTTTTCGTTAAGTATATTCTGTCTTTAAGTCCTTTTCGTTAAGTATATAAGGGCCGTATTATCTTCTAGTTCGTCTGGATTTACGTGATTTATGTGATTTTTTATAATGCTTGCGTTTAGTTGTCTTGTAACGTTTACCCCCATCCAACAAACCTTCATACAGGTTCGATGGTAATTTTTCATAAGGGTTACCGGTCATTTTAGACCTTTTCGATTTAATAAAATCGTTAATGGTTTCATTAACATTAAAAAAATAATTCTTCACTTTATCTATAATACTGTCGATGTTTTCCGGATCAGCATTTACTTTTTCTAGTATTTCACTATTAAAATTGTCTATATTTTCAACAATTTCGTTTGCTGTAAATGTATCATAATTGGGGTCTGAAATTTTACAACGTACTTGTTCACGTGCATAGTTTAACAACGTACGAACTAATTTATCGGTTACTTCTGGATTTATTATTATATGATACTATCATATAATAATTTAAAATTTAATAATTTATAATTGTTCTGGCTTATTCTCTACACTATCGATGTTGTTGACGGTTTTTATATTTAAATCCGCATTCTTAACAATAGTTCGCTTCACATTTTGAGTTTGTAGTAAACGCATACTTAATTGCGGAACAAGGGCGATAGTATTCATATACGTTCTGTATTTAAAACTACACACAGACGTGCTCGACTCAAACGCAATACTATACCACCAGAACGCAGGCAAATAGACGATTTTCCCTTTTTTAACCGTAATTTCCAGACATTTCACTTTACTAAAATCCGCCTTGTATTGTTTTTGAACATCCCAGGGATCGATCGGGGACCGAAATTCCAAATTTTCATAATCTTTCGTTTCATATAAATATTTTGCACTTTTAGGCGGGGCTAATTTTAATCTGATTTCGCCTTGTGTGACCATTATAAATGTCCGGTAATTCAATTCGTACCGGAAAGGCGTCCGCAATCCGGGCGACCCCATGATAAAATCATAGCTACAATTGGACACCATATATGGTCTTAAAAACCCGTCGTTGTATTTAAACGTTTTAACCAGACCGGTTTCTTCTAAAAAATCCCCATTGTTTTCTACTAAATATTTGGCTTCTGTATCATCGGTGACCGCGGCCAAAGCACTGGTAAAAGGTAGAGGAATATAAAGTTCGGTTTCATCGTCTGGCAATTGCTTGACATTTCTTATTTTAATGTCGAAAGCCCCATAAACATCGAGTATGTTTTCTCTACTACATGCGTCTAGAAGACCTTCATTATAATACTCGAATAAGACCGGCTGGCGTAAATCACATATTTCTTCTAGCTTGTCTTTGGAAGGTTGAACAATTTCATACACTTCTAAATCATTGCTCTTTTTCAAATGAAAATAAATGTGAAGGTATAAAAATAAAACACTACAAAAAATTAATACGATAAATATGATATTCATGTCGAGTATTTATTTAGTATTACTCTTTTAACATATAAATTTTCCCATTTTTATACACAGCACAACCACCCATATATCATATTAGTCATTATCAATATCGGTAATTTTCGGTGCTAAATGAAACATCACATAACTGTCTTCAGATAATTCATACTTCATCGTCATAGGCATACAGTTACTAAATCCCATTTTAATCTCGCTCGATAACTTATTGAATTGACACATGAGCTGAATGTATTTTAAACTATACGCCTGTGTTAATATCGTATCTTCAGCAATCGCATATTCTTTTACGTCCTCAATCTCAATATCCACTTTCATCGAACCTTCACTACCTGTCGACAATAAATAAATAATATCCTCTTTAAAAGTAAATACGAGGACGTCGTCAAAAATCATCAATTGATTCACCAATTCGCATAGGGTTTTCCCATCCATCGTTAAATCAACCGTCGTATCAATCGGCGTCGGCTCCATCGGTTCGTACTCAATAGAAACCAAGGATAGCTGAAAATGCTTATCAAATTTACCATCTTCACTACCAATAAAATGAACCAAAATATGGTTTGGGTAATCCGCGGTTACTTCCAGCTCTAGTGTCTGTGATTCGTGACGGACATTGATGACCTTATGAAAGAGTAGTAGAGTTATTCCTATTGTAGCCTGGTCTGTTTCTGCTACAAAAGAATAGTCATCAAACCACGTTGCTGAAATAGTGCATTCAAATAGACAACAATGATTACCGTCCATACATTGAATATAGAGTCCAGCAGGTCGAAAATAAAAAGATACATTATCTGTAATGTTTTTCAGGTGTTGAATAATGTTGGAAAATTTGCTGGCTTTTACAGAGTCTTTGATGACAATTTTCATTTATTTTTGGTTATGGTTATTGATATAAATAGGTAGATGTATTTAAATCAATTTCGGGGGCACCTGCCCCCTAACCCCCCGGAGGCAAATAGAGCAGTGCAAATAGAGCAGGGCAAATAGAGCAGTGCAAATATGTAACTATGCTGTTTCGCTTATATTTAATAAAATGTTATCTGTTGTTGTGGGTTCTGCTGTTGGTGCTTCTGTTACTACCGGTGGCGTGTCTTCAACAAATGCGTTTGTACTTGTGGTTGGCGTCGGGGGCACAAGCGCAGCAGGCACAAGCGCAGCAGGCACAAGCGCAGCAGGCACAAGCGCAGCAGGCACAAGCGCAGCAGGCACAAGCGCAGCAGGCACAAGCGCAGCAGGCACAAGCGGCGCAGACACAGGCACAAGCGGCGCAGGCACAGCAGACTCAACGATACTTGACTGAAATTTCAAAAATGCCATGTTTGTTTCCATCGAAAATGCTTGTAGTCTAAAGATGTCTTCTTTCAAATGATGAAACATTTCTTCTACTTGTGTCAATCGTTCATTCATTAGCGTTAAACCTTGGCTAAACTGATTTAATTGCGCGGAAGGTATTTGCTGTTGCGGCGCTTGTGCGTGTGTCTGTGCCTGTGCCTGTGCCTGTGCCTGTGCCTGTGCCTGCTGTTTTTGACTTGCTTCTACTAAATTCGATAATATTTGAATAGACTGCTGAAGTTCAGTATGCGTTTTTTCGGTACGAGTAAGACGAATTTCATGAAGTTGAAGAGCTTGAAGAGGATTTGTAGGTTTTGGTAATTCAGAAGGTATAGTATTTGATATAGTATTCGATACAATATTTTGCCCTTGTTTCTGTTGTTGAGAAATCACCTGGTTACGTTGCTGTTGCTGCTGTTGTTGTTGCGGCGGCACCGGAGGACCCCCACGTCTATTTTTTGCTGCTGAAATCGCTGCTGCTCCACTCATTTTTTATGTATAAGTTAGTTTTACATATTATAACGAGGGTTTTATCGCACCGCAACAAGTTCGAAAAGCGTGGCGAATGGGTTGTACCGCTTTTCAAAGTTGTTAATCTGCTAAATAATATAGTACATAAATATCAACCTATATTTTTGGCTGAACCGTTGGTATATTTTTGGCTGAACCTTTGGTATATTTTTGGCTGAACCTTTTCTCAAAAGGTTGTGTTGTAATTATGATATAAACCCAATTCAATAATTTATCATTATAATGACGGTCAATGTAGAAGAACTTCAATATGTCAATCTTATCAAAAAAATCATTGATGAAGGGCATTGGGAAGAAGGGCGTAATGGCAAAACAAAGAGTATCTTTGGTGAAATGATGCGTTTCTCTCTCCAGGCCGGAAAAATACCGATACTCACCACAAAAAAGACCGCGTGGAAGACCTGCCTAAAGGAATTGCTCTGGTTTATTAGGGGCGAAACAGATAATAAACTTTTACAAGAGCAGGGCGTGCATATTTGGGACGGCAATAGCACGAAAGAATTTATGGAATCGAGAGGTTTGGGACATTATCCAGAAGGCATGCTGGGTCCGATTTACGGCTTCCAATGGCGAGGATTTAATGGAGATTATGATATGAATACGGGAAGACGATTAATTTCCCATAGTAGTAATGCTGGGGGCGCAGCCCCCTTGCCCGCGACCACAAGCGCAATTGTTGACCAACTTCAATATATCATAGATGCTCTAAAAGACCCGACGCAAAGAACGAGTCGGCGCTTGATAATGACAGCATGGAATCCATGTCAACTGGATGAAATGGCGCTCCCGCCCTGTCACGTGATGTGCCAGTTTAATGTCCATGATGGAAATAAGTTGAGTTGTGCTCTCACGCAGAGGTCAGTTGACGCAAGTTTGGGTTTGCCATTTAATATAGCATCATACAGTTTCCTAACACATCTTTTGGCCGAACATTGCGGTTTGGAAGCTTATGAATTTATTCATTTTATGGGCAATTGTCACATCTATGAAGATCACATTGAGCCCATGAAAGCGATTTTTGATAGAACACCCTACAAGTTTCCTACGTTAGAAATTTATACAAAAAAAGAGAACATTAATGATTACGAAGTTTCCGATTTTTTTGTTTCCGATTATAAATGCCACGAAGCAATTAAGATGAAAATGGTAGCTTAATCTATGTAAAATTGAAATACTGTTATTATAGTATACAATTAATAATAATAATAATAATATAATAAAATAAAATGGCTAATGCTAACACTGACGCTAATGCTAATGCTAATGCTGACGCTAATGCTAATGCTAATGCTGACGCTAATGCTAATGCTAATGCTATACTGAAGTTTGATCCTAGCATTCCATTTAACCCCAAATCGGTATCGTACAAATACATGACGTTTACTTATCATGCAAAGAATAAAAATCGGTTGATGATTCAACAAAATTTTGATATTGAAGAAGAATGCCCAATATGTTTAGAAAACATGATTAATACACCGGTGGTGTATACGCCTTGTAAACATAGATTTCATGCCAAATGTATGTTTACATTGCTTGGTAGCGAGCATTTATCGAAATATAAATGTCCTTTATGCAGACATGATTTGATGACTGCTATAATGAAACTCTATACGAGCAATTTATTAAGAGTGTATGTTGTTGTAGCAGCACCAGTTGTAGCACCAGTAGCACCAGTAGCACCTGACGCACCAACAAGCGCAGTATTGGATGAAATAATAAGCCTATTTGATTCTATTTCGGAAGAGGAATATGATGACGATGACGATGAAGAAGAAGAAGAAGAAGACCAAACAGGAGATGTATGGGGTACTTTCCTGTAAAAAAATATAAAAGAAAAAATATAAAAGAAAAAATATAAAAATATATATAATAAATAAAAAATTGATATAAAATAATACTTGTTATTTTTTATATCAATAACAACAGTAATTAAAAATAAAATGGGCAATACTTTCATTTCCGGATTCAATCCATTGTGTGATGAGAATGGTCAGGGGTTGCAAGAGCGATTTGCTTCAAAAATAGGTCTTATTGGCGAGGAAACGACCGATGTGTATTGTATATTTATCAGCGATGATAATAAATGTCGTAAATATAAAATAAATGACACCAAAGAACCAGAAGAAATGAAGACCTACACACCATTAAAATTATTTAAATATATTTTCGGCGAAGTGTTAAAACGCTATATTGACAG